ACGGTGCACGTAGAAAGTGCAGTAAAACTTGTGAGGGAATAAGGGGATTTGCAGGATTTTAGGTGCAAAGTTCAGTCGTTTTGCCACCCATTTGCCACCCTAAAAAAATAAATATTGTAGTTGAACGGAAAAACGGTTGAACACTCTGAACTTAACAGGGATGTTCAACCGCCTTTTTTTATTGTGTTTGTATTGCATTTTCAAAAACATCGACCGCCGTCTGCTGCATAGCATCGGTATTGAATGTATAGGTTTGCAATGTTGTTGTGATATCTTTGTGTCCTAATCGTTCCATGACTGTTTTGGGGTTTACTCCATTCTCTGCCAGGATCGTGCCGTGTGTATGCCGCAGGCAGTGTGCATGAAACAGCGGATTATTCAATTCATAGTGGATAATTCTTGCACAGTACTTGAAAGAATCCGGAGTCAGCAAGGCACCGTTTTCTTTGACACACAAGGGCAATATTTCTTTATAAGGTACATCTATGTCGGCACGGATCTGAGCAATTGAGCGATCCGGCAGCAGGTATGTTTTTGAGTAAGCCCCTCCGTATTTCAGTTTGTTTATCCGTCTTTGCTGAATGGCGAATTTTAATTCTTTTTCCAAAGTTTCACCCATTTTTATAGTACGGTAAGAGTCGTACTTTGGCGGCTTTATATACCAGGTCTTTTCAACCTTCTGCATCTGTCCATGTATTCTCAATTCGTGCTTTTCAAAATCTACATCCTGGCTTAAATCAATAGCAAATGTTTCCCCGATCCTGGTTCCGGTATTATATGGAACAACCAGCGACAGATGAAAACAGTTATCTGCCGGGAAGCGTTTCAGGATCTGGTTAAATTCTTCGGCAGAACAGATATATTCCGTATGTGCTTTTGCGGTCATATCCATAGGCATCTTACCGATTTTTACAGCAACACAGGGATTTGCCTGGATGTATTTCAATGGCAATATTGCATAGTTCATAGCACCTTGAAGGCAGGTCAGTGTGTTCTGGATCATGCTCTTTGAAAATCCTTTTACTTTCATACTGTCAGCCCATTCTTGCACTTTGTCCGGAGCATATTGAAAGCTGCTTAAACGGTAGATACCAAAAGCAGGTTTCAGATGCAGCCGTATTTTTGATTCGTAATCGCGGTAAGTGTTATAGCTATAGCCATGATCTACGTTTTTATGTATGACAGTTTCTAGCCAGTAGTCGAGATAATCAGAAACACTGATTTCTTTTGGAGAAAAAGTTCTGCCTGAATTATTATACTCAGCTATGGCAGCAGCTCTTGCATCTAATGCTTCTTTTTGCGTCCGGAAGCCGCCCTTTTCGATTTTGTTTCGTTCTCCATTGATCTTTGCTGTATCAAAATAGTAAGACCAAGTTGAGCCTCTTTTTCTGACACCAGTTGCCATAATATCATCCTCCTGTTCGTAAAATGGGTATAAAAAATACACCTGTACAGGTGCTGGAGGATTGTGGTATAATCAGCTTGCTTAGAGATGATCATACCGGTCTCCAGACCTGTATAGATTCACTGATCCGCTTCGGTGCTGGTAACACTGGGGCGGATTTTTTGTTTATTTCAGCATTTTTTTAAAATGCATACTTGTAACCTGATTCGTATCCGCAGTTGATAGAATCCGTCATTTTAAAATTAGGTTTTTCAATTTTCCAGGAAGATCCCTTTTTGACTAATTTAAACGTAATAGTTTCTCCCCATAAAGAAAAATCATCATCATAGTCTATATTAAACAGAATGTCTTTATACACAGCGTTTCGAAAATCAGCAGCGGAGTCGTCTGGATAATCAAGAAAGTAATATTTATTTTCTATCAACGCCTTTTCTACAGCAAAGCTGGCATCCGGATAACGACAATATACTTTTACTGTTGCTCTGTTCCTTTTAACAGATAATGATCTAAACTCGTATCGCATTCGTTTATTGTATTTTTTGCAGAAAGAAGCCATTTGTTTGTATTCAACAAAGACTTTTAAATCAGAGCCGCGAACAAAACATTTTCTCATTTTTTTAACATCATATTTTTTTGCAGCTGAGTAGAAGCTGTCAACAACTTTTTTAACCTTCTTTTCTGCCTTGGTCATCTTCTTTTTAGGAATTGTTTTGTATTCCTCTTCATCACAGTAAATACAATAACGAGACAGTGTTCCTTCAGAAAATTTTGTGGCTTTTTCAGATACTTTCCAGTTACTAAAAACATGAGCTGTTTTAGGGATTGATCGACGCTGATATTCATGGCATACAGAACAATAGCGAGTTTCTACACCTTCATCCTCACAATCGGCTTTATACAACACTTCCCACTGATCGTTGTTGTGCTGACATTCAGCAAGAACAGACAATGGGGACGAAAGAGCTAAAGTAGTGGCTACCAGTACAAAAATTTTCTTTTTCATAACTCATCCTCCTTTATCTTTTTTAAGTCGTAACGTGGACCTTTGCGGATATCCAAAATGTAAGGGTCAGGCATTTCATAGTCACCCCAGCATGTACGAAGGATTTCTTTTTTAGAAATATTTTCCTTTGAAGTGTCTGCAAATTCAAGTCCTTTTTCCATCGCCATCTTTCGAATCTTTTGAAAATTTTTTGAGTTTGAGTTCTTCATTCGAGAATAGCCGTTTAAGGATTTCGGGGCAATTCTTGGCAGATGTTTCAAAATCCAAAAATATTCTTTTTCTGTTTCTTTCTTTAATCGCATTTCAGATGCATATTTTTCATAGGCAGCCTTTTCGATATTTCCCCTATTATCAATAAAAGGGCGGTTACTAAAAGCAATAATTCGATCAGGGTCACAATATAATGGCTCGCTAATTCCCCAGATAAAAGAGCAGGCAGACAGACGAGTTTCCCAAAAATCTTCAGGTAGAACAGGAAAACGGGTGTCAGAACCGGAAATACTGAAAACCCTGCCGCGATACATTGCCTCTTTAGCACTTGCAGGTTCGTGGTAAGAAGCTTCTAGTAAATCAGTGCCTAATTTTGCGGCATCTGAGAGAACTTTATTTTTAAATTCATTTTGAAAGTTCTTTTCTTGTTTGGCACCTTCAAGAGATACTTCCTCAGCTTCGTCCCATTGATTATTTAACTTTAAATATTTTTCTAAACGTTCAAAGCAATCCGGATATGGCATAGGAGAGAATGGGATGATTTCAACAGCTTTTTCTAAGCAAGCTATAGCACATTCCATATCTCCCTCTTTTTTAAATTCTGTGGCTTTGCGTTGCAAAACATATTCAATGCTATCCATAAAATCATCGGGAAGTTCAAATTTTTCTGTAGGAACAGGAATAGATAAAATGTCCTCTAATGTATCCATCTTGTAATTGATTGCAAGAGGATCGTATTTTTCCATAACTCATTTTCTCCTTTATGTGTTTTATATTTCAAAGGCTCGCACCTATGATTTCACTTTTTTTCATCACCGCCAGTGACGGCTCAAAGAATACAACATAATTATCTACTTCGGCACACACGCCATACTTGGAGCGATAGCGATCAATCGCATCCTGAAAAAATTCTTCTGTAACCCCAAGATATTCAGCAGCTTCGTGCCTTGAATGACAGCCTTGCTTATATGCATTTACTAGTCCGATCAGACCGATCTGCTGGTTATATGCCCAGAGCCTGCCTTTTAGTTCTTGTTTGCGGTTCTCTACATCGCTCTGATCGGTGATATCTCCAACGGCGGTGTGATAGTGTCCGATTTCCTCGGCAAGAACACAGGCTTTTTCAACGGATGTGTCGATTTTGTTGCTGATGGCAACCATTCCATCACAATACAGTCCTTTGATTCTATCACTCTGAAAATTGTAGTCTACTATATCTATACCTTCCTTGCAGGCTTGCTCTTGCAATTTTTCGTAAATGTTCATTGTAAAAACCTCCCACTCTTGTATATTTGAAATTGACAAATATTTTTGAGTGCCCTATAATATACTTATCAAGACAGCCAGTAAGGGAGGTCAAGGCTCCCTGTCCTGGTGATCTGCACTAAAATAGCCGCCTATCTTTTCCAGAGAGCAGGGCGGCTATTTCTTATGTGTGTATGTAAGAATCGAAACGATTAAACTGGCTGTCGTCAGAATGATCATAAATGTTTCATAATCGCTCATAAGCATCCCCTCCCATCAAGTCTCAGGAAGGGAACCACAGCCGCTCTACTGGCTGCCTGGGTAAGTATATTATATTGTCATGGTGCATTTCTATTTGTCATAATTTCTTTCATTAATATGAACGGACTCTGCTTTTAAACGGTGGAGTCTTTTCTTTTATTCTTAACAAACTCTGCAAATTGGCGGATTTCATCCAGTTCAGATTTTGTGTACTCGTCACCATCGAAGTGAGCCGCAAGAGTAGTGGAAGGTTGAATTCCATCAAATTCAGTAAGTCCCATCAGTTTCCCTGGGGTAGTTCCGAGAGCTTTTGCGAATGCAAGAATCTTACTTTGTTGTAAATCTACTTCACCTTTTTCAATCTTAGCAATAGAAGAGCGACTTGTATAACCAGTAAGTTTTGCTAATTCGTCTTGTGATAATCCTTTTTCTTCTCTAAGTTGTTTTATATTCTTATATAAATCTAACATTATAAACCTCCCTTCTGAAATTTACTATATCATATGTGTGAAAAAAATTCAACATAAATATAAAAAAGTGTTGACACATATTCACGGTAGTGTTATAGTGATGATGTGAATTAAATTCAACAAAGAGAGAGGTGAAAACAGTGGTCAATACTCGTTTGTTAGAGCAAGCAATAAGTGATTCTGGAATGACGATGGTTGCTATAGCTAAGAAATCCGGAATATCACGAGAAACACTCTACAATAAATTGCGAGGAGTAAGCGAATTTAAAGCTTCGGAAATATCAAACTTGTCAAAAGTCTTAAGGCTTTCTACTGGCGAAAGAGATAGTATTTTTTTTAGCTCTGAGATGTGAATAATATTCAACAAAAAGCAAGCGGAAGGAGGGGAAGATGAAGAAAAAATATGAAGACATGACACCGGAAGAGCAGAGAAAATATCTGGATAAAATGAACCGCCAGACAGAAGGAATCTCGCTGGCGGCTCTGGCTCTTAGCTTTGTTTCTCTGGTGATACTCGTAATTAAAAAACGACTTGGACTATGATGGCGATGATGCTGATTATGAATGAATAGGAAAGTGAGGTGAGCAACATGAAAACATTCGGTGAAAAGCTGAAACAAGCCATGCAGAAATTGCATTTAAACCAAATCCAAGTTTCCGGTCTGACAGGAAAGAGCAAAGGTTCAATTAGCCAGTATCTTTCTGATAAACAGGTACCACCAGAAGAAACGCAGGTGGATATAGCATTGGCACTTGGACTGGCTGAGGATTATTTCTCGGATAAAAACGATAAATTTTCTGTACTTCCGACTAAGGAAATAAGAAACAAAATCATTCCGAGGTTAGATATTAACGAAGCAGCAAAAATGCTCGGAATGAACCATAATACAGTTCGAAAAGGACTGCAACAGGGAGTTTTCCCGTGGGGGTATGGTATCCGGACGTCGGAAAACCGATGGGTGTACTTTATCAATGCAAAGAGATTTGCGGAGATTGAAGGAATTGCATTTTAAGAAAGGAGACAAGCAATGAAAAGAAGAGAAACAGAAGTAACAGAAGAAGTGGAAGAAACAACCGGAGCTGGTGTGATTGCCCCGATTTTAGCCACAGCGACCGCAGCGTTCACGTTCTGGTGGCTGGGAAAGTACAGCACGATTTGTGAACGCGATATTATCGGCACTGCCATCACAGTGTGGTGTGCGGTATTGATCCGTATGCTAATGTGGATGGGCAAGGAGGAAGCAGAATGAGCAAGATTATTAAGGTTAGTACGGATTTGAAAGTGACCGTGCATGATTTCCCACAGGGAACAATAAGAGAGCGGAACAGACAGCTCTGTGAGCTGATCGGGAACGGATGCGAGATGATCGAGCACGTCATGCCAAGACGACTGTATAACGAATTAAGTCATACGACAGAAGTTAAATGTGAAAACAGCAAGTGTGTGGCTATGCTGGTTGACGAAGAGTTTCTGTTCAAGAATGAACTTCAGTTTAACCCGATCGGCTGCTATCTGTACGAAACCGACAAACACGGCTCCCCAATCATGGGAAACATTTTGTTTGTAGGTGATACATATACAGGCGATGGCATTACGTTTTCAGGGATTGAAGAAGAGACATTCAACAAATTGTATGAGCAGTTGAAGCAGCTGGCATGGAAAACGGGGGAAAAATGACAGCAGAAGAGAGAAGAAAATGGATTGGTGTATTACTGGATAAGGTACTGACAATTCATGAACAGGGAAAACATTATGTCGGTCTGGATATTAACAATGTTGATGATTCAATAATGGTCACCGTAACTGCAATAAAACATGGATGGGATGCAGATAGAGAGTATGATTTCCATAAATACTGTATTATGGATCTCGATACAAAAGAACTTCCAGTAATGGTCGAGTTTCTGGACAGCCTGATCGAGGACAAGGAGGTATCAGAATGAAAAAATACGAATTGACAGAAGAAACGTTCACAGTTTTCGGAAAAACACTGTACCGGATCAGAGCAGTGCGTGATTTCGGGTCTGTCAAAACTGGAGAGTTCGGCGGATACATCGAGAAAGAGGAAAATCTTTCACATTTCGGTGATGCGTGGGTTTACGGCAATGCAAAGGTTTACGGCAATGCAAAGGTTTCCGGCAATGCAAAGGTTTCCGGCGATGCAAAGGTTTCCGGCGATGCAAAGGTTTCCGGCAATGCAAAGGTTTACGGAAATGCGTGGGTTTACGGCGAAGCAAGAGTTTCCGGCAATGCATGGGCTTACGGCGAAGTTCAGGTCGCCGGAAATGCGTGGATTTACGGCGATGCAAGAGTTTTCGGCAATGCGTGGGTTTACGGCGATGCAAGAGTCTCCGAAAATGCGTGGGTTTACGGCGAAGCAAGAGTTTCCGGCGATGCAAGAGTTTTCGATAATGCGTGGGTTTACGGCAATGCAAAGGTTTACGGCGAAGCAAGAGTTTCCGGCAATGCGTGGGTTTACGGCAACGCAGAAGTTTTCAATACGAGGCATTTCTTTGTACAAGGACCGATCGGGAGCCGGGATGGATACGTTACATTTTACAGGACTAAGGATGATACGGTAGAGGTAAGATGTGGCTGCTTTTCTGGAAGCCTCCAGGAATTTGTCAATCAAGTAGAGGAAACACATGGAGGCAGTAGATACGAAAAGGAATACAAGCTTGCAGCGGAACTGGCAAAGGTATGTATCCGTCTGGAGGGGGAAAGCAGATGATCTGGGTAAATGAAGGACGCGACCAGGAAGCCAGAGCCATCCTGGAACTGGCCGGGATTGATTCGGACAAGTACCGGATCTGGCACCATAATAGCATCTATGTGCATGCAATAAATGAAGAGACGAAAGAATCGGTGATCGTTGAGAAAGCGACACTCGAGGTAGTAAAAAGTCCCGGTGCTTTGGCGGGCGATCCGGGACTTGAAAAATAATAACACAGCTCAATTATAGGGCAAAAGTAGGAGGTAAATCAAGTGAAATATAAACAGATCAGCATCAAAGAAGCAGCAGATCGTTGCCGGAATGGCGAAGCGGTATATGCTGCCAGATGCATTGACGGCATGAGCTTCCGAGAGGTAGCAGAAGCAATGATGCTGCTGGTGATGGAAATCCCGGTTCCAGAAACAGAGACGAAGCCGGAAAAGGTGAAAAAACAGCCCCCCCAACAAAGAAGACCATAGACCGGGGGAAGGTAAAAGCACTGCACGAGGCAGGATGGAGCAATACGAAGATTGCAGATGAAATGAAGTGTTCCACATGGAGTGTGAGCATGATCCTGAAAGAACTCAGGGAGCAGGAAGAAAAACAAAACGAGGTAAATACAGATGAATGAATTACAGGTGGTTGTTGACCAGAAGCCGGGTGTGATCGGTTTCAACTTTGAAGAGATCCGTGACGAACTCCAGGCAAGAATGGATCTCTATAAAAATGCAACATTTACAGATGAATACAGAGTTTATGCAAAGAACGAAGTGGCGGCACTTCGAAAGATGAAAAAGGCAATCGATGACAAACGCAAGGAAGTAAAGAACCAGTATATGATCCCTTACAATGATTTTGAGGGGAAAGCAAAAGAACTGATGCAGATCATTGACCAGCCGATCGGCCTGATCAGCCAGCAGATCACGGAGATGGAAGAAAGAAGAAAAGCGGAAAAGAAAGCGAAGATTGGAGCACTGTATGATTCCCTGGTCGGGGATCTGGGAGATCATCTGACGCTTAAGAAGATCTATAACGCCAAATGGGAAAACGCTTCTACGAGTATGGCAGCAGTCAGAAAAGAAATAGAAGAGGTGTTTTCTTCCGTCAGAAAAGAAGTTGCCATGCTGGAAGCCATGACCTCCAATGCGGTTCCAGAAGCACTCAGACGGTACAAGGAAGACCTGGACCTTGCTGGGGCGATCAATTACGTAAACCAGTATGAAGCACAGAAGGCAGAGATCATGAAACGGGAAGCCGAAAAGAAGCGTCTGGAAGAGGAGCAGAAACGCAGAACAGAGGAAGAACGGATCCGCAAAGAAGAAAGAGAACGGATCAAAGAAGAAGAGCGTATCCGAAAAGAGGAACGCGAGAAAGCAGAACAGGCTGCGGTAAATGAAGCAGCACAGGGATTTTTTGCTGAGGAAGCAGACGATGAGCTTCCATTTGAACAGCCGACAACGATCACCGCATTTTACAAAGTCGTAGCCACACCGGAAGAACTGGAAGAAGTTGAGATGGCGTTCAACAGCATTGGAATCTATTATACAAGGAGGGATGCATGATGCAGGACGAAAAAGGCAGAACAGCAGGAAACAACGTGCCAATGATCTATAAGGCACTGGCCGGCGTGATCGCAGATGTTGGGAGCGTTGCAAAAGATAAGGTTAACCGGCAGCAGGGATTTAAATTCCGCAGTATCGATGATGTATATAACGCCCTGCATCCGGCACTTGCCAAGAATAAGGTCGTGATCATCCCGCGTGTACTGGAACGAAAGTGCGAAGTAGTGGGAAAGACGAAGAATGGCACCGATATGATCAAGGTCATCTGCAAGGTAAAGTTTGGGTTTTATGCGGAAGACGGGTCAAACGAAGAAGCGATTATCTACGGAGAAGGTATCGATACAGGTGATAAGGCAACTAACAAGGCCATGGCGATTGCGTATAAATATGCATGCTTTCAGGTATTCTGCATTCCGACAGAAGACATGGTGGATCCGGATGCGGAGTCACTGGAACTCCAGGAAGAGGGGACGAAAGGGCAAAAAGCGAAGAAGGCGGCAGCACCTAAGGCAGCGGCACAGCCGAAGAAGCAGGAAGCAAAAGAGAAGCCGGTTTCTGAAAAAAAAGCAGAGCCTGAGAAGAAGGCGGAAAAACCGGAAGACAGCGAAACGGAAGTGAACGTGGGCAGTCCTGCAACAAAGGAGATGATTGCCACAGTCCGTGCAGAACAGAAACGTACCGGGGTTCCGGACAAGATCATCCTGGGACGCAAGCAGGTAAATGCAAAGACGATCGAAGAGCTTACAATCGGGGAATTTAAATATATCATGAGTATCTTTGAAAAAACACCAGACCGAAAGGGAGAAACAGAATGAACAGTGTACAGTTGACCGGACGCTTTACGCGTGACCCGGAGATCAGATATACAGACGGTGGCCTGTCAATTGCTAGATTTACTCTGGCAGTAGACAGACGGTTCCGTCAGGAAGGCGGACCGAGTGCAGACTTTATCGGCTGCATTGCATTCGGAAAAACAGCCGAATTTATCGAAAAGTATTTTTCGAAAGGAAAAAAAATGGAGGTGAACGGCCGGATTCAGACAGGTTCCTATACGAACCAGGACGGACAGAAGGTCTATACAACGGATGTGGTAGTGGAAGCGGCAGGTTTTGCGGAAAGTAAAGCAGCACAGCAGGACAACGGCATACCGGCACCACAGGAAACGGATGATGGCTTCATGCGTATCCCGGATGGCATAGATGATGAAGAGCTGCCGTTTAATTGATTATGATCATACAGATTGATTCAAGGGAAAAACCAAAAGCGATCGGGAAAATCCTGGAGGAATTTGACGCCCAGGGCATCCGGCACCCAGTCTCAAAATTAATGGTCGGGGATTACATGAACTACGATAATCCCCGGCTGATCATCGACCGGAAACAGAACCTGAGTGAGCTGTGCTGCAATGCATGCCAGGGTCACGAACGTTTCCGGAAGGAGTTGAAACTGGCACAGGATAACGACATCCAGCTTGTATTCCTGTGCGAACATGGAAAAGGGTTCCGGCAGCTGTCAGATGTGATCTGGTGGGAGAACCCGCGGCGGTGGAAAAGGCAAAGAAACCCGGAGACAGGAAAGTGGGAAGAAACTGAGACAAAAGCCACGACCGGGGAAACCCTGTACCGGATTCTGCACACGTTAGAGAGGAAATACGGATGCAGATTCCTGTTCTGTGAAAAAGAAGAGACTGGGGCAGAGATCATCCGGATCCTGAAGGAGGGGCTATGACAAAAGAGGAACTAAAACAGCGGTACAGCATGAAGGAGATCGTTGAACAGTATGGATTCCGGCCAAACAGGGCTGGTTTTATCCGCTGCCCGTTCCATACAGGTGACAGGGATGCGTCCCTGAAGATCTATGAAAAGGATTTCCACTGCTTCGGGTGCGGGGCGAATGGAGACATCTTCGACTTTGTACAGAGGATGGATGGTGTCAGCTTCCGTGAAGCGTTCCTGAGTCTTGGTGGGACATACAGGCAGGAAAAGCCGGGGAGCTTTTCACAGCGTATGGCACGATACCGCAGGGAAAAAGCAAAAGAACAAAGAAAAAAAGAACAACACCGTGAAGAGGAGAAAAAACGGTTTAATCTGCTGTTGATCGGGATATACAGAAAGAATTTCCAGGCAGCAGAACCGTTCTCGGACGCATGGTGTGACAGCTATAACGCCATGCAGTACCAGCTGTATGTGCATGGTGCATTGAATGGAATCAGTTACTGATGGGGCAGGAAGAAGGTGAGGGAATGGTCCCACTTAATCAATTAACAAAAGAGACAATCTTATCCAGCAAGGTACTTGCCGAGGTGTTTGACCAGGAGGATGAACTGTACCGTGCAGAGCTTCTGGCATCATTGAGCACGAGAGCAACCGAACTGAAAGTAAAGACGGAATTCCGTGAGATGGTAAGAGTCTACAAGAAAGTTGACAGCGAAACAAAAAAGAAGAAGCAGAAGACAGCCATGGCAGAAAACTGGACACACTTCTCTGACCATAAATACGAACCGATGAAATGCGGGCAGTGGATCGTGACGGACGAAGGCGTGAGGCTGTATGACCCTCAGAGCGGACGGCAGGACGTCATTGCGTGCCGGCATCCGATCATACCGGTCAGACGCATGCAGAACCTGCAGACGGAAGAAGAACAGGTTACGCTTGCGTTTAAGCGAAACGGGAGATGGAGGGAACTGACGATCCCGAAGACAACGGTCACGAAAGCCAGCAAGATATGTGACCTGTCTGCAAGGTCCATACTGGTGACGAGTGAGAGTGCGAAGCTGCTGGTACGTTACCTGGCGGATGTGGAAGCGGATAATGAGGAAAATATCCCAGTCATCCTTTCAAGCTCAAAAATGGGATGGATCCGGGGAAAATTCCTGCCGTATGATACCGGGATCGAATTTGACGGTGCGGCCAGGTTCCGCCAGATCTATGAGAGCATACAGAGCCATGGAAGCCGGGAGAAGTGGTACCAGCGTGTCCTGGACCTGAGAAAGAAGCGGTGTTTTGAGATCCAGTTTATGATGGCAGCATCGTTTGCAAGTGTGCTGATCAGCATCATCGGAGGCCTGCCGTTCATGGTAGACCTCTGGGGACAGACGGAAGGCGGAAAGTCCGTTACGCTGCTGCTGGCAACGTCTATCTGGGCAAACCCGAACAAGGGGATGTACTACCGTGATTATGCCAGCACAGACGTTGGTTTTGAGGCACTGGCAGATTTTCTGAACCATCTGCCGGTTGTATTGGACGACACCAGCAAACGCTGCCAGTCCGTAGAAAAACGCTTTGAGGAGATCATATACAACCTGTGTTCCGGAAAAGGCAAGACCAGATCCAACAAGGAGCTTGGGATAAACCGGGAGAATGTATGGGAGTGTATCACCCTGACGAACGGAGAGAAGCCGATCACCAGCTATGTCAGTCAGGGCGGGGCTATCAACCGTGTACTGGAAGTGGAAGCGGGCGAGCACTTCTTCCCGGACCCGCAGGGCACCATGGACACTATCAAACATAATTACGGCTTTGCCGGGATGGATTTCATCGATGTCCTCAAGGATATGGGAAAGGAAGAGATCTGCCGGATCCAGAAAGAGCTCCAGGCAGAGCTGATGAATGACGACAAGATGCAGAAGCAGGCGATCTCACTTTCAATTGTCCTGACAGCCGATAAAATCGCCACAGAGCGGATTTTTAAGGACGGAGAGTATATTTCTATAGACGAAGCGAAAGAAGTGCTTGTGGACCGAAATGAGCTTTCTGACAACGAACGCTGCTATCGGTTCATACTGGACAAAGTAAACATGAATGAGCACCGCTTTGACGCGACTACAAAGTGCGAGAAGTGGGGGATGATCCAGAAAGGATACGCCCTGATTTTTAACGCAGCGTTTGATGAATTGTGCAGAGAGGGTGAATTTTCAAAGAAATCGTTCCTGTCCTGGGCAAACCGGAAAGGTCTGTTACAGACGCAGGGCGGCCAGATGACCAAAAACAAGAAGGTCGGCGGAAGCACTGTCCGGTGTGTATGGCTGCGAATTGAGGAAGAACCGGAGTTTGTGCCGGTAGAAAGCGAGCAGATGGAGATACCATTTGACTAAAAGGTTACAAGTTACAGGGGATACACGGAAAAATTGAACTATATACAGAGAAAAAATAAAAAAAATAAATTTTTAAAATATTTCACCTCTCACGTATAGGGACAAAAATTCTTGTAATTTTGTAACTTAACAATGAAAATGCTTAAAAACGCAGTATTTAAGCCACTTTTCGGGATACATGGAAAACGTAACCGACAACCTGTTTTTGTATTTTTGGTAACTGGAGGACGGCATGGCAGGAGTAAAGAAGAAAGATATACCGGATATAGCGGCATTTATGCCGGAGTTCTGGGAATTTGTGAAAAGCGTATGGATCCCGGAAGACTCGGATCAGTACTGGAAAGAAGTATGTGATAAAGCACAGGAGCTCTACCAGAAGTATCCGGTGGATTTTGTGAAACGGCAGATATTAGGATTCTGCGAATATCTTGACCAGAAATGGCAGGATGAAAGAGATAAGGCAGGGACGGAGGAAGAACAGTGAAGAGATTAACAACCGCATATGAGCGGATTTGGGCAGATGGAAGTGCAGAAATGCAATACATGGCAAACGCATCAGATCTGGAGGTAGTAAACAGATTAGGTACATACGAAGACGCAGAGGAAGAGGGCAGATTGTTTGTTGTGCCGTGTAAACCAGGTGATGAGATCTATGAGATTGTTGTGGATGAAATACCTGTATGGAATTGTTACGTCAACAGATTTATCGTCCAGGATGTCTCAGCGAAACAGGTCAAGTATGCAGATGATTGGGTAGATTGGGATGCCCCTTATCTGTACACAGACGAAAAAGAAGCGGAAGCGAAAGCAAGACAGTTAAGAAATCAAAAAAAACGTTTGGAATCCGGATGGATTCCGGTGACGGAGAGATTGCCGGAAAATGATGATTATGTGCTGATGTCGTTTGAAAATTTTTCTCTTCCATTGGTTGGGAGATACGAGGGCGATGAAAAATTAGGTGGTGCATGGTATCTGGGGGATTGCTTCGACGAAGATACCTGTCTGGCGAACGACCTGTTCGTCAATGCCTGGATGCTGCTGCCGAAACCATACAGGGAGGATGGGGAAAATGAAGAATAACAAGAACTGCAACACATGCAGATACCACGATGATGGAATGTGTTATTGCCCGAAGAGCAACGAGTTTCGAGACGTTACAGCAGACACGCATCACTGTAGACGATACAGACGAGACTGGGAACAGGCCATGACTGATGCATTTATGAAAGGGGCAAGAAGATGAAATATGTGAGATTTATGAGTATCGAAGAGCTAAACAAATACCTGAGCGGAGAGAAGTTGAAAAACAATACCGTGTGGAGAGATAGAGGAGATAAGACGGACTCTGTGGGATTCTGCTTCTTTGACGATTCCGAATCCCCAGAGGAACGTTTGGAATATTATTCCAGAGGAATAACGTGCACTACAGATGTATGGGCGGTATTTGAGCAGATCGGCGGGGAGCCGCTGAAAAAGCGTACAGGAATATACAGAGATCCTGAAAAGGACAATGCAAGTATTGAACAGAAGATGCTGGAAGCATTTACAGCTGTTTTGTACGGGAAATTCCCGGATATCCCAACAATGGAGGTAACTGAGTACAGTACAACGGAATACAGCCAGGAGACGCTGAAACTGGTGGAGGTTGGTCGAGAGGGACGCTATGGTATCTACTGGCTGTCACAGGCGGAAATGGAAGAATTATTGCTTAAGAAACCGCAGGCACAGGATTGGAGTGATGTGAGCGATGAAAGCAGCAGAAAAAAATGTAAAACGTAAAGCACATTATGATCATCTGGAGCAGAGTGTTGATGCTGATGCAGCCAGAAGATTCCATGAACCAGCCGCAGTAAAGAGCAAGATGACAAAACTGGCATCAGTCAAAATTATAGAACATTACATAGAACACACCGATGATGAAGACGGTGAAATCCTGGAAATAATAGCAAGGAAATGCATGAGGGGAGGCGATGCCGGTGGAGATCAGAAAGCGAGATATGAAGCTGAGCGATCATAATATCTCAAGAGACAAATACAATGAGCTGAAATACTTCTGTTTGCAATACTGGCAGAAAAAGCAGGAGATTGACAGGAACTATGGCATAGACGGTTTTAGTCAGGACGGGATGCCGAGAGGAACGTCGAGCAGCAACCCAACGGAGAAAAAGGCGTTGCGGATCGCACAGCTTAAGCGTGACACGGAGCTGATCGAGCGGACGGCAATAGAAGCGGATGCAGAAATACACCCGTGGATCTTGAAAAATGTGACGTCTGGTGTGCCGTATGAATACATGGATGTGCCTATGGGGAGAAAGAAATTTTATGAGGCAAGAAGGTACTTTTTTTTCCTTCTGGCACAAAAAAGATAAAATTTTTAAAAAGTGGATAACTAAGAGGGGGTACTTTCGTGATTTAATGGTATCATCGGTTGGTTGAAAAACTGATGCTGACATGGTTGTTACATTTACCTCTGTATTGTATATTTTAACAGCTGCCGGGTCTCAACAGCCTGGCAGCATCGGAACATAGCTCAGCGGCGAGAGCAGTCTCATGAGTAGACAAGGGCGAAGGTTCGAGTCCTTCTGTTCCGATTTCCCTGACGGGGACATATAAGAATCCTTTCTCAAAAAGAATACTACATTTTCCGCAAGAAGACATCTGGCAATGCTGGGTGTCTTTTTGTGTACTTACAAAACGACGAATAAGAGGTGGTGAGGCTTGGCAAGAGCACCGGATAAACGAATAGAACAAGCAAAACAGATGTATTTGCAGGGACAGAAATTAGTTGAGATTGCAAGTCAACTAAATATCCCGGAAGGGACAGTCCGAAGATGGAAATGCACGCACAAATGGGAAAACGAGCGTTCGGATATAAAAAGCGAACGTTCGAAAAAGAGAAAAAAAGGCGGTCAGCCGGGGAACAGAAATGCGACGGGCCCGCCTGGGAATAAGAATGCTGAGAAGTATGGATTCTTCCGGAAATACCTGCCGGAGGAAACACAGGAAATCTTCTCGGCGATTGAACAGGCTGACCCGCTGGATCTTCTATGGCATCAGATTCAGATCGCATACGCTGCCATTATACGTGCACAGCGTATTGCCTACGTGAAGGATCAGCAGGACAAGACGATCGAAAAAATAGAAAACAAAGAAGGAAACGTTTTCGGAGAGAAATGGGAAGTACAACAGGCATGGGACAAGCAGAATGAGTTCCTGAAAGCCCAGGCAAGGGCACAGGGCGAGCTGAGGAACATGATCAAGCAGTATGATGAAATGCTGCATAAAAACTGGGAGGCGGCCAGTGAGGAACAAAAGGCACGTATCCAGCAGTTAAAGGCACAGGCAGACAAGATCGGCAGGGAAAACGGAAACGAAGACCAGGAAGACGGGGTGGAGATTATCAATGATGCACCAAAAGAAACAGGTACGGATATCTGATATTGTGATCCCGAAGTATCTGCCGGTGTTCAATAACAGGAAGTACAGGCACATTATCCTGACATCGGGGCGGGCCGGCACAAAGTCCAGTTTTGTGGCAATCCGTGCCAACTATCAGATCATAGCGGACAGCCACGGATCTGTGGTGGTGCTGCGTAAGCATCACAATAAGCTGAGAAAAACAGTGTATAAAGAGATGCTCCGTGGAATTGGCAGGCTGCAGATACCAAAGAACCGCTTCCGGATCACAAAGTCACCGATGGAGATTAGCTACCGGAAGAACGGTTCGAGCATATACTTTTCCGGATCAGATGGCATTGACGATACCAAAGGTATCATTGATGAGGACAAGCCGATCAAACTGGTCATCCTGGACGAGCTGACAGAGTTTTTTGAGGACGGTGAAGGAGAAGATGAACTGCAGAACATTGAAGCAACGTTCATCCGCGGCAACAGTTCCGGGTTTCAGATGATCTACCTGTTCAATCCACCCAAGAACCCGAATGCCCCGATTATGGAATGGCTGAAGAAGATGGAAGAACGCCCGGACTGCATCCACATCCACACAGATTACAGGGATGTACCGGAAGAATGGCTGGGGCGTGACCTGATCGAGACTGCCGAGACCATGATGCGTCTGGATGAAAAACAATACAGCTGGGTATGGCTGGGAGAGTGTATCGGCGTTGATGAACTGATTTATTATATGTTTTCCGGACGGCACAAAGGCAGGCCGGAAGAAGGACAGAAATATAACCTGATCGGCATCGGGGCAGACTACGGACAGCAGAACGCAACGACCTATCAGGCCTGCGGTATCAACGAATATCAGTGCCGTCTGGATGGCTTACAGGAGTATTACCATTCGGGCAGGGAAACCGGAAAGCAGAAATCACCATCAAAGTATGCGGCTGATTTTGTAGACTTCGTGGAATCCCTGCAAGAGGCATATGGTTGCAACATCTTCTACCTGTACTTAGACCCATCGGCACGGGGACTGCAGGAAGAAATCAAGAGAACCTGCCGACAGAGAGGCCTGGCCATACATTTCAAGGATGCACAGAATGAGGTCGCACTTGGGATTGCCAGGGTTCAGAAACTGCTGACTTATGGGATTTTGCGGATATCGCCGGAGCAGAAGCACTTGATCGAAGAATTTGGCTTATATGAATACGACAGGAAACTATTAGATAAGGGCAGAGAAGTACCGGTAAAAGAGCACGACCATTGCCTCGATGCCCTGAGGTATCTGGTCATGGGGCTCTGGAACAGGGTGAAGCGGTTCCTGCCAAAGGAAGAAAGGGAGGACAGAAATTGAATATTTTTCAATATTTTCGAAAGAAGGGAATCAATACGCTCCCTTCTTCTTTTTACGGAAAAATAGCGGAGTGGGAGAGCTGGTATAACGGAAATGTGAAACGGTTCACTTTCTACCGTGTGTATACCGGCAGGGGATGCTATAGCAGATGCAAGCGTCACAGCCTCGGCATGGCGAAGAAAGTCTGTGAGGATATGGCAGATCTGCTGCTGAACGAACGTGTGACGATCGTACTGGATGACCAGAGAACGGATGCATTTGTTCGTCAGATCTTGCAGGACAACCATTTTGACACACTTGGAAATGAATACCAGGAACGAAAGGCGTGCTCTGGAACCGTTGCCTATGTTCCGTGTATCGAGGACTTGCAGAGCGGTCTGCTGGGCGAAGTGACCGGCGGAAGAATCAAGATCAATTATGTGACTGCAAAAAATATCTTCCCGGTCAGTTGGGAAAACGGAAAGATTCAGGAAGTAATATTTGCATTTCCGAAAACCTATTGCACAAAGAGATATCTGCACTTGCAGCATCACAAGGTCGGCTGGGATGGAAATTACCGCATTGAAAATACCGTACTGCTGGTGACGGCAGGTTCGACCTGCGGGCAGGAGCTTACCGAAGAAGAGTGGCAGGAGGTTCCAATCTTTGCCGGGCTTCCGGAAGAGATCGAGACAGGATCAGCAGAGCCGCAATTTGTGATTGACAGGCTGAACATGGTCAACAATGCCGATATGGAAGACGAGGAGAACCCAATGGGTATCAGTCTTTTTGCGAACAGCATCGACATACTGCGGAAGATTGACACAGAATATGATTCTTATGCCAACGAGTTCGGGCTTGGACGTAAGAGGATTTTTTTGGCTCCGGAGATGCTGACGGATGAGAACGGCAACAAGGTTTTTGATGAGAATGACACGGTATTCTATAGCCTGCCGGAAGAAACCTTGAAAGATACAAACCCGATCTATGAAGTCAACATGGAGCTGCGTACAGAGCAGCACAGCAAGGCTTTAAACGATGACCTGAATTACCTGTCCATGAAATGCGGATTCGGGACAGAACGCTATAAGTTCGAAAAGGGGACGGTTGCAACGGCAACGCAGGTGATTTCGGAAAACAGTGATATGTACCGGAGTCTGTGCAAGCATGAAATCGTGCTGCAGAGTGCCCTGGAAGAACTGATCCGCATCATCATCCGTCTTGGTATTACCCTCGGTGAACCACTGAAAGAGGACGTAGAAGTCACAATCAACTTCGATGATTCGATTATCGAGGACAAGGAGGCAGAACGCCAGAGAGACCGGCAGGACGTTTCTATGGGAGCTATGGGAGTAGATGAGTACCGGGCAAAATGGTTCGGTGAAACACTGGAACAGGCAAGAAAGAACCTGCCAGTCCAGAACACCGTAATGGAGTGATGCCATGGCAGAAGAGAGAACCGCACCGGATGTGCAGCGGATGGGATTGCAGGCTGAGAAGATCTGGCGGGAAGCCGAGCGGCGTATCATGGAAGATGTCATCCGCAGGATCAGGAAGACCGGCGAGATCACATCAACGGCAGACTACCAGATCAACCGGCTGATTGAGATGGGCAAGTCCAGGGAAGAGGTTGAGCGGATCATCAAGGAAGCACTGGGAGCGACCTGGGCAGAAATGTTTGAGATGTATGACAAGGTAGCGGAATGGGAATATGTCCGCAACCGGGAGATCTATGAACAGGTCAATGATGATTTCCTGGCACCAGAGGACAACAAGTGGCTGCAACAGCTCACAGAAGCGACAAAGAAGCAGACGAAAGACACACTCGTTAATATGGCACAGAGCTACGGATTTTCGATCCTAATGGCAGGAAAGCGAGTGTTCACACCATTTGCCGAGTACTACCAGAAATACGTGGACACGGCCATCCAGGACGTTGTGACGGGCGGCACAGACTACAACTCGGCGATCCGGAAAGTCGTCACCCAGATGACGAACAGCGGGCTGAGGGTGGTGGATTATGCTTCCGGGCATACGAACCGGGCAGACGTGGCAGCACGCAGAGCCGTCCTTACGGGCGTGAACCAGATTACGGCACAGGTCAGTGAGCACAACGCAGAAAAACTCGATACAGAGTATTTTGAAGTGTCCTGGCACCCATGTGCAAGACCAGATCACCAGACATGGCAGGGCAGGGTGTTCAGCAAGAAGGAATTAGGGACGGTCTGCGGATACGGAACCGTCACAGGATTGTGTGGTGCCAACTGCCGGCATACGTTCCACCCGTTCATTCCTGGCGTTTCTGAAAGACTCTATCCGGATGACTGGCTGGAAGAGCAGAACAAAAGGGAAGCCCAGACAAAAGAATGGAACGGCAGGCAGCTCAATGCCTACGAACAGACCCAGCAGCAGAGGAAGATGGAGACCGCCATGCGTGCCCAGCGTCAGAAGATACGGCTGTTGCAGGAAGCAGGAGCCGACAAGGACGACATCATGCTGGAAAAAGCAAAGTACCAGGGACAGCTGAACGAGTATAAGCAGTTCAGCAAGAAGATGGGACTTCCGGAACAGCGTGAGAGAATCTATCAGGATGGACTGGGCAAGGTAGCGACCAACACGAAACAGCAGAACGCACGCTATACACCGGAGATGATGCGGAATGCTAAGATTGATTCGAACCAGTACGAACGGTACAAGGAAGTGCTGAAAGAAGATGCTGGAAGTCTTGCGGATTTCAGGCAGATGAAGTATAATGACCCTGAAAAATGGAAGTTCGTCGAAATGGATTATCAAAGACAAAAGGAGCTTCTGGAACATCCAGAGCTTAAACTACCGAATGCAGAAACGGCTATTTTACCAGAGCCTAAGTTTACGAAATATCTTTTTGATGAAAACAGTCAAAAAGGGTATCCAAAGGGAAGAGCCTTTACAGATCGCTTGGGCTATGAAATGGGAAATTGGCAGGAACTTCAAAAAGCGTTAAAACAGGGAGCTGTGAAATATCCGGCTCAGTATGTTGATAATAATGGATACGGCGACAGATATGTCCAGAAGATGATTCTTTATGGTAAAAAAGAAACACCAGCAAATGTAGTTGTAGCATGGCTCAGGACGGAAGATGGCACAACAAAGTTGACTAGTGCGTACATTAAGGAGGCGAAGTAAATGCTCATAAAGGAATATGACACAATTCTTCTAAAAGATGGACGAAAAGCAGCAGTTGTGGAGATATTAGACGATACGCATTTTCTGGTAGATGTGGGTGATTCGCCTACAGATTGGGATACTATTGATGCAACTATTGATGATATAGTGAAAGTTATTGACAACTAAGAAAAATAAGTATTTACCACTGGTCTTTCGACTGGTGGTATTTTTGTACCCATTTTTAAGGAGGTGAGAAACATAAAAAGCAAAACTTACGAAGAATTTGTCGAAAAATTCAAACCGAAGAAAACGACAGACGACTGCTATACGCCATCGGAGATATACGAAGTCATAAAGGACTGGGTGTGCAAACGTTACAATATTGATCCTGAGAACGTGATTCGCCCATTCTGGCCGGGCGGCGATTACGAAAAAGACGAATATCCGCCGGGATGTGTGGTGGTGGACAACCCGCCTTTTTCCATCCTGAAAAATATATGTGAATTTTATCTGGAACGGGGCATCCCGTTCTTTTTGTTTGCCCCGTCACTCACAGCATTATCTGGTAAGACCACTTGGAACAGAATGAACCATATTGTGTGCGACTGCACGATCGAATACGAAAACGGTGCAACTGTGAAGACATCGTTTATTACCAGTTTCGAACCGGAAACGGTAGCAGAGACATCACCGGAGCTGACAAAGCTGGTGAATGATACAACAGAAAAGCTGAGGCAGGAAAAGACACGGAAATTGTCAAAGTATGATTATCCGGATCATATCGTTACCGCTGCCATGATGCAGAAAATGGCACGCTACGGCGTGCATTTCAGGGTAAGGCGTGAAGAATGCCAGCATGTGCGAAGCCTGGACGCCCAAAGGGCCATGAAAAAAACGATTTACGGGGCAGGGCTTCTGCTGTCAGACCAGGCGGCAGCCAGGAAGCAGAACGCAGAAAAGCAGGCAGCAGAAAAGCAGGCAGAGGATACCATCTGTTATGAACTTTCAGAACGCGAGAGGGAACTGGTGGAAGAATTAAATAAATCAACACTGTATTAAGAAAGCGAGGATGAAAACATGATTATTACAGGAATGGCACATTTTGAAAGCGTTTGTAAAAAGAAACTGGTTGATTGGTACAACGAGAATGGTTTTGCCGATACACCGGTAACGCCGCCAATTGACTTATCTAACGTATTCGTAGTATGGAGCTGCAAGACTTTACAGAATTACAAATGTCTTGTATCTACTACGGTGAGCGGTGATGGTATCTATGCAGAGTATACATACAACGGTGATAAGCAGGAACTTTACGAAGATGTGTACAAGAAAGTGACAAATACATGCTATACGGAGGAATAAGTGATGAAAAGAAAAATAGCAGCATTGCTGGTAATGATAGCAGTGAGTTGTTTTACAATGACTGGATGCACAGAAGCGGATCAGGTAAGTACAAATATCTCCAAGGAAGCTGATAACTTCAATGTAACGCGAAAACTTACCGTTCTGAATGCACGAACAGATACTATTTTGCTTGAACTGACCGGAACGTTTGCACTGAAAAATAATTCAGACAACGAACTGGAAGTAATTATTGAAACAGCAGAAGGGAAATATCAGAAAGATTATGTATATCTTAATAATTACACCATGTATGTTGTTGAAGATATCTCAGGGGCTGAGGTAGATAAGTATCATTACGAGATTAACTTTCTTCCAGAGTTCGGACTTAAGGTTACACACGATGACTGAACACTACACCGTCACAAAAGACGCGGACAGGCTTGCACCGAACTGGCTGGCGAGCCGGATCAATTACAAGACAATCAAATTATTATACCGGGACAAAGACGGACACGCAGAGTTGAAGGGGGTGAAGATTGGCGATGAAGTGGCACAGATTGGCGACACGGTACAGTTCAACGGCAGACGGTTATCCGTAGGAAGGCGGTGAGAAAAGCATGATAACCATTAAAATGACGGAGCACAGTATCCGGATGACCGGTCACGCCGGGACACATTCCGAGAGCGGTGCTGACCGTGCATGTGCGGCGGTATCCGCACTGACCTGCAACCTGGTCAATTCACTGCATGATCTGACGCAGGACAAGATACGGGCGGAATTAAGCAGTGGAGATGCAGACATCCGGTGGGATCGCCTGTCAGAACAGGGAAAGCTGTTGATGGATTCGTGGTTTCTTGGAATCACGGAGATCAACCGGGAATACAACTGCATACAGTTTCAGTAACGGGCACCCTGTGAGGTGCTTTTCTTATGCCCAAAACATGAAGGCGTTAAAAGCTTGGGAAAATCTCGAAGGAGGAAAACACAATGTATAAAAAAATGAATTTAAGGCTCTTTGAGGACGGCAATGCAGGAGGAGCCGGCTCTGCTGGACAGGGTGACGGTGCCGGGAATGGAGACGGCGGCCATACGGGAAACGCCGGGGCAACATATAGTTATGAACAGGCGGAAGAGATTGCAAACGCAAGGGCAGGCAAAGCGGAACGTGCGGCACTTGCCAATTATTTCAGACGCCAGGGCATGACGGAGGAAGAAATCACGACAGCAATCAGTGATTTCAAAGCAAAGAGACAGGCGAGTAAGCCGGATGTGGCTGCCATCGAAAAAGAACGCGATGACGCAAAAAAAGAACTGGAATCGTACAAACAGAAAGACATCCTGAAAGAAAACGGTGTAGATGCAAAGTACACAGATTTTGTGTTGTTTGAGGTATCGAAGAAAGTGGATGACAAGACCGATTTCAAAACAGCTTTAAAAGCGTTTCTGAAAGATAACCCGCATTATGCAGGTGGCGGTTATCGTGTGAACACACAGACAAAACAGAATGGGGCGGCAGGATCCGGAGGCACAGCCGGAAACAATACCAATGATTTTGTTAATTCCTTAATCAGAAAGGCGGCAAGAAGATGAGAAAAAGAATGAATTTAAGACTGTTTGATTTAGATGCATCCCTGATCGACCGTAGCGGTGCAGAATCCCTGATCCCGGAGCAGTATGCAAGGGAGATCATCCAGGGCGTTGTATCAGAATCAGCAGTACTGAGAATGGGCAGAAGACTGCCGAACATGAGTTCCAACAAGTACCGCATGCCGGTACTGGACATGCTCCCGATGGCATATTTTGTGAATGGGGACAACGGACAGAAACAGACCACAAAGATGTCATGGGATAAGAAATACATCACTGCGGAAGAAATTGCAGTCATTGTACCGATCCCGGAAGCAGTTCTGGAAGACGCAGACTACGATATCTGGGGCGAGGTAAGACCGAGGGTACAGGAAGCTTTTGGAAAGGTGATTGACGGTGCAGTACTTTTTGGAGTTGAAAAACCGGCATCCTGGAGGGATGACCTGGTAGCAACCGCAACGAAAGCCGGAAGCGTTGTAAAAACAACGGCTGACCTGTATGCGGATATCATGGGTGAGGATGGTGTCATTGCAAAGGTAGAGCAGTCCGGCTATTTTGTGAACGGACACGTTGCAGATATTTCCGTAAGGGCGAAACTCAGAGGTCTGAAAGATACGACCGGACAGCCAATTTTCAAAACCGATATGCAGTCCGGCACAAATTACACGCTGGACGGTTCCGGTATGTATTTCCCGAACAACGGAACTTTTGATAAAACGAAAGCACAGATCATCACAGGCGATTTCTCGCAGCTGGTTTATGCGATGCGTCAGGACATTACATTCAAACTCTTCACCGAGGGTGTTGTCCAGAATACAGACGGCACGATCGCTTATAACCTGATGCAGAACGACATGGTGGCACTGCGTGCAGTTATGCGTCTGGGCTGGGAGATCCCGAACCCGATCAATTCCCAGCAGAAAGACAAGGCAAAACGTTGTCCGTTTGCAGTCCTTGCACCTGCAGTATGAAAAGAACAGGGAGGCGGTGAAGCATGGCACACTACGCAGAGTTTGGGTACTACCGGGATGAATACGAAGGCGGTATCGAAAAAGAAGCAGATTTCAAAAAATGCAGACGCATTGCAGAAAGCTATATTGACCAGTACACACTGAACCGGATCACCGATCCGGAAACCGTGCCTGGATTAAAGGACTGTACCTGTGAAATGACAGAAGCGGTCTTTGATGTGTGCTATAAGGATGACGGGCAGGTTAAGAAGTCCGAAACGACAGACGGGTATTCTGTCACCTACGTGACGGAAGTGTCGGACGGAACAGATTGGACAGCTCTGCTTGGACAGAAGATGTACCAGATCTGCAGGCGTTACCTGTTCCATACCGGTCTGCTCAGCAGGAGCCTGAAATGCTGACCAACACTGACGCAACCCTCTACCACCGCCATTACAATCCAGTTACCCGTCTGGATGAATGGGAGAGTACATACATCCCGGCACTCTGGTGGTATGAGGCAGAACAGTCCAGCGTCACCACGGAAGGCAGGAAGACCGCGGACACTTTCACGGTCCGCATACCAGATATAACAGTCCTGGTAAAAAAGGATGATTACCTGGTAAAAGGTCAGTGCAGCGTGCAGATGAAGACGGCGAAAGACCTGGCCGGCACAGAGCATTTCAAGGTGTCGGCGGCAAACTACAACCGGTATGGCGGCAATCCGCACATCAGGGTGACAGGGGGTGCATGATGGCAGAGACCAGGAAAACGTTCCAGATCCGGCAGCCGCAGGACGTCCGTTACAGCGGACATGGCAGCGGCGGATTCACAGCAAGCCTAGAATGGGATGCCGGGCTTGCAGCAAGGCTTAACGGAAATCTTGCCAGGGCACAGACCTACGTGGATCAGACATGTATAGACCGTATGGAACCGGAAACACCGTTCCGAAGTGGCACACTGCGGGATGCGGCAACACTTGGCACGGTCACCGGTTCCGGTCTGATCGTCCAGTCCACACCGTATGCCAGAAGGCAGTACTACGAACACAAAAAGCAGTCCAAATGGTTCGAACGCATGAAGAACCGGCACAAGGACAGCATCCAGAAGGAGGCGGGTAAAATTGCATGCGGAAAGTAGCATCATCGAGAGCATCCGCACATTCTTCCTGACCTGTCCGTTTTTACATGACGGCCGGGTCAACGTGGATTACCTGGGGGAGGAGATGAGTTATTCCATCGACCCGCTCCCGTGTGATCCGGTGGTCCAGAAATATGTGGATGGCGGGAAAAAGAAGCAGTACCAGTTCGCCATCTGTTCCAAGGAAGTCTATGACGAGGACGCCAGGGTGAATATCGAGAACAGCGGCTTCTACCAGGGGCTTCAGGAGTGGCTGGAAGAGTCCTCGGACAATGGGGAACTTCCGGAACTGGCAAACGAAAAACAACATACAATAGCAATCGAAACCTTAAACAGCGGTTACCTGTACGATGCCGAAGCTAATCTTGCTACGTATCGTATCGAGTGCCGCTTAATTTATGAACAGGAGGCTTAAATTATGACAGGAAAAAATAATAAAACGAAATTAGTCAAGAGAACCGGCAGGGTGTCCTTCTACGGCGTACCGGCCAGCGATGGGGCAGAGCCAACAGAATTTACCCGTATGGAGAAGTTCACGACACTTTCAGAGTCCAAGAACCCGACCACCTATGAACGCCAGTACGTGGACAAGGATTCCAGCGACAGCGACGTGACCGGTTACGGCACCTCATGGTCCTATAACTTCGACATGCACGAGAATAACCCGATCCTGATGGACATCGCATCCGTGCACGATGACGAGCTGACCGGGGAGACCAGGAACATCGTGGTCGTGGACTTCTTCGACAAGGGCGAAGCGACCAAAGAGGATGAATTCGTGGCAAGAAAACGTGAGTTCTCCATCCTCCCGGATGCATCCGGTGACGGAACCGATGCACTGCAGTATTCCGGGTCGTTCGGCGTGAAGTCCGAACCGGTCAAGGGCTATGCCAAGGTTGCGGCAGACGGCAAGAGCTGCACGTTCCTGGATGCACCGACCGTCTGATGATCCATGAAACCATTGTATGAACCACTGCCGAAGAAAGTAGAGGTCGGGGGGATCCCCTACCCGGTCAAGACGGACTTCCGGGCAGTGCTGAAGCTGATCGGGGAAGTGAAGCAGGCAGGGGAGCCGGGCAGCCGGCTCTTTCTGATCCTGCGGTTATACAAAAAAAAGATTCCGCCGGACATCCAGGGGGCCGTCCAGGCAGTCACGGATTTCATTGCCGGCATCCGGTCAGCAGAAAAGGAAAAAGAGCGTGAAGGCAGTGGAAAGCAGACGTTCAGCTATGAGAAGGATGCACCGTATATCGTCAGCGATTTCCGGAACTATTACGGCATTGACCTGCTGGCCTGTAAATATCTGCACTGGCAGAAGTTTCAGATGCTGCTGGAAGGCCTGCCGGATGATTCCGGCGTAAAGACCCGCATCGGCTACCGCTCGATTGATGCCGGAAAGATCAGGGACAAACAGGAACGCCAGCGGATCCAGAAGATCCAGCGGGCAATATCCCTGGAAGACGAGCGGGATGAGGAACAGATCGGTGACCTGTTCGCGGCTGCGATGTGGGGAGACTGATAAGAAGATGGGAGGCAGGAAATGGCAGACGGAACACTAAGATTTGACACTGAGATCGACGAGAGTGGATTTCAGAAAGGCTTAAAGCGGATCGAGCAGGCAGCGAAGGGTGCAACGCAGCAGACTGCCTCCGATGCACGGGATGCGGCAAAACAGGCAGAGCAGGCCGTTTCCCAGGCGACAGAGGAAGCAGGGAAAGAGGCAGAAAAAGCGGCAAAGCAGGTGGAAAATGCACTGGAAGATGTGCAGGACGCAGCAGAAGATGCGGCGGATGCGGTCACAGATGCGGCGGAAGATGCCGGGCAGGATGCCGCAGAGTCCGTGCAGGACGCTGTGGACAACATTGTGGAATCTGTGGAAGAAGCAGGCGAGAGTGCAGCGGAAGCGGTAGAGGATGCCATGTCGGACGTTGCGGACAGCGTTTCGGATGCGGCAAAAGACGTGGGAGACAGTGCCTCTGACATAGGCGACAGCATCGGGGACGGGTTCGAAGAAGGGACAGACCAGGCAAGTACAGCCATTGATGCCCTTGCACAGGCCCTGGTAGCTGCCGGGGTAACGGCATCCGTGAAGGCGATTACGGACGCACTCATGGGCTGCACGCAGGCAAGCATGGAGTTCGAAACGGCGATGGCCAAGGTTGGCACGATTGCAGATGAGTCGCAGAAGCCGCTCGGTGATATGAGGAACGAGATCCTGGCATTGTCCAGTGAAACCGGCAAGAGTGTCGGGGAACTGGCAGAAGCGACCTACCAGGCCATTTCTGCATCGGTAGCGACCGAAAGTGCGGTGGATTTTGTCGGTACAGCGAACAAGCTGGCTGTCGGTGGGTTTTCCGACACCACGACCGCCGTGGACATCCTGACGACCGCCATCAATGCCTATGGTATGTCTGCGGATGATGCAGCGAAGATTTCAGACGTCCTGATCACGACACAGAACTTAGGTAAGACATCCGTTGCACAGTTAGGTGCCAGCATGGGCATGGTCATCCCACTGACGGCGGCGTACAACATGAACCTGGAAGACCTGGCAGCCAGCTACGCATTGCTGACCGCCAACGGTACGCAGACCGCACAGGCAACGACCTACGTCAAGGCGGCACTGAATGAGCTTGGAAGCACAAGTTCCGCTGTTGGATCAACGCTCAAGAAGCAGACCGGCAAGACTTTCGCGGAATTGATGGCAGAGGGCAATTCACTTGGAGATGTGCTGCAGGTACTGGCCGACAGCGTGGACGGTGACACGACCGCATTCAACAACATGTGGTCGAGTTCCGAGGCCGGCGTCGGTATGCTGTCCATCCTGAACAGCGGAACGTCCAAATACAACAGCCTGGTGCAGGCGATGGAAGGAAGCACCGGGGCGGCGACTACCGCATTTGAGAAGATGTCAGAAACCGGGGAATTTGCCCAGCAGCGTTTCCAGAACGCCACCGAGAACCTGAAGATAGCGATCGGGGATGAGCTTGCACCGGTGCTGATGGAACTCCAGCAGAGCGGGGCAGATGCGATGGAATGGGCAACGGAGTTTGTCAAGGAACACCCGGAAGTTGTGGCGGCAGTCACGGCACTGGCGGCAGCCCTTGCAGTGCTGGCAGCGGCACTGGTCGGTTTGCTGGTCGTTCAGCAGGTTACAACAGCATTTACGAAGTTTTCAGCAGCACTCCTTGCGAATCCAGTCGGTGCGGTGGCAGTAGCCCTTACAGCCCTTACAGCCCTTACAGCGGCGGCCGTTGCATTCGGTGCGGTCATGAAAGACCGGACATCGGAGTCAGTAAAGAACCGGAAGGCGATCGATCAGTGCAAGGATTCCTACGATGAGCTGAAAGACAGCATGGAAGAGCATGCGAAAGAGAGAAAAGAAAGCATCAAAAGTGCGAAAACAGAAGCGGCTACCTACCAGAACCTTGCGGACAAACTCTACGATCTGGCGGATAAAACAAATAAAACAGCCTCAGATAAAGCACAGATGAACACGATCGTCGACCAGCTCAACGGAGCCATGCCGGAGCTTGGACTTTCCATTGATGAAACAACCGGGGCACTGAACAGGGAGAAATCCGCAGTGGATGCCGTGATCGATTCCATGAAGCAGCAGGCACTTGCAAATGCTTATCAGGAACAGGCAAACAAGGCGGCTTCTGATCTGGCAGAGGCACAGATCCAGCTGTCAGAAGCGGAAGAAGTGCTCAACGACCTACGGTCACAGGCAGTAAAGAAAATCAATGAACATAACGCTGCAGTACAGGATGGCACGGAATCCGTGCAGGAAATGGCGAGCAGTTACGCAGCGGCCGGCGAACCGGTCGATAAATATGCATTGCAGCTGAACGCCCTGAACGGCCAGATAAAAGAACAGAAAGAAGTCGTTGCCGGCTTACAGGGGACAACTTCGGAAGCAGATGAAAGATACAACAAAATAGCGGAGAAAGCTTACGAGTATAAAACCGCTGTTGAAGAATCAAACCAGGGCGTATCAGACTCCGCAACAGAAATGTCTGACGAGGTCAAACAAGCCTACGAGGACATGAAAACGTCCATCCAGAACAGTCTGGAGGGTGCAACGGATGCGTTCAAGAAGTTTTCCGGAGGCGAAGAGATCGACAAAGGCAAGATCATAGAGAATCTGGAAAGTCAGGCCAAAGGAGTAGAAGAGTGGGGACAAAACCTGAAAGCTCTTGCAGGTCGGGCAGGGGAGGGGATGACCAAAGAACTATATGATTACCTGGTCAAATTAGGACCCCAGAGTGCAAATCTGGTCAAATCCTTCACCCAGATGACAAGTGATGAATTACAAGATGCAGCAACGGCGTTTTCGCAGGCTGGTGGTGAACTTTCAGAAGGCATTACGAGTGAACTGGCCACTGCATCTGCGAACTGGGAGAATGCAGGGCAGGAAATTGCCCGGAAAGCAGGCGAAGCCGGAGAGAAGAGCGGCAAGGAACATACAGAAAAGGCAAAAAGCGGGATCGAATCCGGCCAGAAGGAAGTCACAGAGGCAGCCAAGAAAGGCGGAGAGGAAGCCGGAAAAGTGTCGCAGAAAGCAACGGCGGACGGGATCCAGCAGAATTCTGGGCAGGTGTCACAGGCGGCGAGCAGTTCCATCCGGAAAGCGGAAGACGCAGCACTGGGATATTACAACGGGTTCTATAACGTTGGTGCGAACCTGATGCGTGGAACCGTTGCCGGTATGACAGCCAATTCCCCCGCAGTCGAAGAAGCTGCAAGGGCAGCGGTCAGAAATGCAGTTGCCGGGGCAAAAAAGGAAGGCAACATAAAATCCCCGTCCCGTGTCATGCGTGACGAAGTCGGTGAGATGCTGGCGGCCGGTATGGCAGTCGGTATTGATGAAGGCAGCGGAGATGTTGAGAAGAGTGCCAGAAATCTCGCAAAAGTGTCTGTGGATGCCACCAAAGACGAACTTGGCATCCATTCCCCGTCCAAGGTTTTCAAGGACGAGATCGGTAAACACATCGTCGGAGGTGTGATCAAGGGCATTGAAGCCGAAGTCCCGAAGCTGAAAAAAACCATGAAGAAGATGTCCGAGGAAGCTGTCAAGGCAGCCGGTGAAGTGGATGCGGCAAAGGGCGGTTATTCCGATGCGGCGTCTGCGATCATGGAATCCATCACCAGCGGGCTTGACAAGCGTCAGGAGCTTCTGGTGTCGAAACTGGATAACAAGATTGACGGCTATGTGGATAAGGTTGTAAAAAAATACGAAAAACTGGCCGAAGACAAGAAAACAGAGGCGGGCAATACCACAGACGCAACGCAGAAGAAAAAGCTCCAGGAAGAAGCAAAAAAGCTCCGGAAGAATGCCAAAAAGATCAAGAACTATGCCAACAAATACACATCAACGTTCATGGATGCCCTGAAAGAAGGGACAGAGAAAGCTTACAGTAAGATCGAAGATGACTTAGACAAGAAGCTGGACGAGATCGCAGACAAGTACCAGAAAGCTTACGACAAGATCATCTCATTTCGGGACGACATGAAAAAGAAGATGTCAGAGCCGGTCAATATGTACGACCTGGACACCCAGCTGACACAAGTCGAGCGGTACCAGGAAGGTCTGAAAAAGCTCAAGGACAAGATACCGGAAAGCCTGATGGACCAGATCCTTGGCATGGACTTGAACGAGGCAGACAACTTAGTGGAGCACCTGAACGCAATGTCAGCGGAAGAACTGGCGGCGTACAAGAAGAAATGGGAACAGCTGCAGAGTTCGTCCGAAACCTACAGCAAGGAATTTTTCGAACAGCGTCTGACAGACACAAAAGCCGGATGGACGAAAGAAGTGGAAGAGGCAACCAAGACCGCACAGGAAGCAGCCGAAGAAGCCGGAAAGAAGATCGCCAAGAGCCTGATCAAGAGTCTGAATGGCGAAAAAGAAACGCTGAAAAAATCCATGCGGGGCATTGCAAAGGATATGATCGAAGCGTTCAAAAAAGCGTTTGGGCTTGGAAAAGACGGCAAAAAAGCAGAAAGCAGCAAAGCGACAGCAGAGGCAAAGGAGACTGGAACTGCAGCTTCGGGCAAGACATCAGCAAAGAAAAAGAAAACGACTGCCAAAACCAAAAAGGAAGAAAAAGAATGGCAGGTATACCGGGAAACAAAAGAATATGAAAAAGCCAGGAAGAAAATCGAGCAGGGCACCCAGGCGGAAATGCAGGCAGTCATGGCAGAAGTGGAAAGGATGCAGAACACAATTGCAAGCCTGGAATCCATGGGTGCAAGCCCGACGGTCAACGTGTCATCACCACAGATCAGCCTGGCAAATAATCAGCCGGTGCAGTTACAGGCTGAGATCCATACCACGGTCGACCTGGATGGAAGGACGGTGGGCAAGGCGGTCACACCATACGTCAATGAAAACATGAACACAATACGGAACCGGCAGAGGAGGGGAAGCTGATGGATGTACAGATCGGAAAGTATAAAATGGGCGATTTTGGGCTGAAACTGTTGGGTGTGGACCTTGGTACGCCGTCCGTCCGGAAAAGTACCGTGACCATCCCCGGCAGGAACGGTGCACTGGACTTGACGGAAGCCATTACCGGTTTCCCAGTGTACGACAATGCAACACATAAGCTGACGTTCGACTTCAAGGACGGGACTTACAGCACCTGGCTGTCAAAAGCCAGTGACATCCGCGGGAAACTGCACGGCAGGCGGCTCCCGGTCATCTTCGGGGATGACGGCTATTATTACGATGCCAGGGTAAGCGTGGACAGCAGCAAGCTCAACCAGCATTACAGTCAGATCGTGGTCACACTGGATGCAGAGCCGTACAAGCTGGCACGGAAAACGTCACTGGATGACTGGGAATGGGACAGATTCAATTTTGAAACGGATATCATCAGAGACTATAAAAACATCCCGGTACCGGGTGAAATCACGGTCGTAGGGGATGTGATGCCGACGGGGTGTGTTTTTGAAGCTTCGGCGGCGGTCACAGTGACATATGACGGAAAAAGCTACCAGATCCCAAAAGGGCACAGTACGGTGCCTGATATCCTGATCACAGAGGGCATCCATACCATGCAGTTTAAAGGGGATGGCGGCACGGTTTCCGTAGAATACAGAGGGGGCAGGTTCTAATGTATAAGATCACGCTGGATGGTTCCTACCTGTACCATCCGTGGATAAGAGGCCGCTGCATTACGGAAGGGGCACTGACTCAGGAAGTCAACAAAAACGGCTCCTGTGATGTTTCGATCGTCCTGGACCATCCGCTTGCGGCATCCGTCCTGCGGCGAAAGTCCATGCTGGAAGTAATCCGGTTCGGCCTGACGGGTAGTGAGAAGACGATCTACCGGGGCGTTGTGATGAACACCGTCGAAGACAGGGATCTTGAGATGGAGATCCAGACAGAAGGCGACCTAGTATTTTTTCAGGACAGCATCATCCGTCCATTCCACAAGACCGGCACGGATGTACCGGGAAAGACAACGCCAGGAAATTATTTCAAGTGGCTGGTTAAGAAGCACAACGAACAGGTGGATGATTTCAAGCAGTTCCTGATCGGTCAGGTGACTATTACCGGGGAAGCGGCAGACCGGGAGCGGAACGATTACAGCACCACGAGGGACATAATGGATGAACTCGTCGCAGAAAGCGGCGGGTATATCCGAACACGAACCGTCGGCGGTGTGCACTATATTGATTACCTGGCAGAATATGAACAGGCAGGCGGCCAGGATATACGGCAGGGGCAGAACATAATTGATGTTACCAAGAACGTCAAGACGGATGACCTTGCAACACGTCTGATCCCGCTCGGGGCATCGACGTCAAACAACGAATGGCCGGTCACGATCGCAAATGTAAACGGTGGCAAGGATTACCTGGAAGACGCGGCAGCCGTGAAAGAATACGGCATCATCACGAAGACCGTGGAGTTTTCCGAAATACAGGACCCCACGAAGCTGAAAGAAGAAGGCGAAAAGGCATTTAAGAAGATCAACGGGGTAAATCTGGTGACAGAATTATCTGCAATCGACCTGTCGGATGCCGGTTATGATGTGGATATGCTGCGGATCGGTGAAAAGGTTTTTTGTGCAGCACCCACGTACAACATACAGCAGCAGCTGCAGATCACGAAGAAGGTGACAGACCTGTTAAAACCGGCAAACAGCAAGGTCACGCTTGGCGGTACGGCATTAACATACACACAGCAACAGCTACAGGCAGGGCAGGGGCGTGTGAAGTATACAACAGTAACGGCGATAACGAATGGGCAGATTGATGAGATCTGCATTTACAGTTAAAAGAAAGGAAGAAAACATTATGGCAAAATTTTTGGATACAGCGGGATTAACTTATCTTTGGGGCAAGATCAAAACAGCATTATCAGGGAAGGTAGACAAAGTAAGCGGTAAAGGACTGTCTACGAACGACTATACGACAGCAGAGAAGAACAAACTGACAGGAATCGAAACCGGTGCGAACAAATATGTGCATCCGAGTTATACGGCGAAAACAAACGGACTGTACAAAGTGACCGTGGATGCAGCCGGACACGTATCTGGTACGACACCAGTTACTAAGACAGATATCACAGGCTTAGGCATCCCGGCATCAAACACGACCTACTCTGACTTCAAGGGTGCAACAGCTAATGCGGCAGGTACACACGGACTGGTACCGGCACCGGCGAAAGGCGATACGGGTAAACTTCTGAGCGGTAAAGGAACATGGGAAGCCATGACAATGGCCTATACTGAGGAAGATTACACGCAAGCATCTGTTGGTCTCACTTTTGCAGGAAGTACCGTAAAAGCAAATATTCCAGTTGCAACTACTGGTAATATGGGTCTCATGCCTCCAGCGATGTTTTCAAAACTGAATGATTTGCCAACAGAGGCAGATTTATCTGGTATCTATGCGAAGAAATCCGACATTACAGGCGTGTATAAGTACAAGGGTTCCCTGGCAGATGCAACAAAACTGCCGACTACAGGGCAGGTTGCCGGTGACGTATACAACCTGGAAGCAGCATCTGACTACGGCCCGGCAGGTACCAACGTGGCGTGGGACGGCAAGGCATGGGATGCACTGGGCGGATTGTTTGTGGTCGATGCACTTACCAATGCCGAAATTGATGCAATCTGCGTGTAAAGTGAATTGATATAAGGAGGAAGGAACATGGCATATCTAGATAAGGCGGGGCTTACTGAGTTATGGAAGAAAGTGAAAAGTTATGTGGATGCCAATGGCGGAGGAACACCGACAACGATTACAGGAAATGCAGGAACAGCTACAAAACTCCAGACAACACGGGCAATAGATGGCGTTAATTTCAATGGTACGGCTGACATTGCCCATTATGCCGTGTGTTATACGACAGGATCGACCGCCGCAAAGACGGTCAGCCTGTCGAACTTTAAGCTGGCAGCTGGTGCAAGAGTGTTTGTGCGTTTCAGTTATGCCAACACCGCTGCAAATCCAACACTGAACGTCAATAGTACAGGGGCGAAGCCAATCTATTACCGGAACAGCAACATCCCTGCAGAGCTGATAGATCAGTACACGGTTTTGGAGCTGGTCTACAGCGGATCATACTGGTTTGTAGTCGGAAATATGAATATCCTGACCAAGGGCGACAGCATAAATATTGAATGTTTCACGGCTGGCTATGTGACATCCGCAGGCAAGGAAGTGCAGTTCTGCATTCCGGTATCGACACCGATTGTCGGCTGCAGTTCTGTTAGCATAGCATCGGCAACCGGACTGCAGATCCGGCAGAATGGGAATTATATTTATGGTGGCAATGCATCCACGCTGGTAGCGGCATCGTCCTACCGGGGCGTTGTCAACCGTAATATGGTATCTATTGCCGCAACGATGCCGAATACAACCAACGCAGTCAACAATGCACCATGTGGTGTGCATGCGGCATTGAAGCTGACATTTTTATAGGAAAGGGGAACAGGAATGGCTATAACAGAGAACTTAAAAAAGATACTGGCGGCAGTCTACGGGCGGGATGTCCGGCAGTCGATCCATGACAGCATCCAAGAATGTTACAATAACGCTGAGGCGTGTAAGAGTTATACAAATGAGCACGTAAAAGATATGGAAACAAAGATGGCAGGTATTACAGGACAGAGTAAGGCGTTGATGGCAAAAACACGCAAGGATGTCCGGAATGTACAGGCAATTTTTTCAGTAGAAAAAACAGTGTCTATCACAGACGGCAAACTGTGGGAAGCACAAGATGCTGGCAGTTCGTGTGTACTTATGGAAGGGGCAAAAACACAGTGTACAACACTGAATGTACAACGAGGCGAACGGTATATCATACATACGAGCATGGTATCACGAGCCGGTAGTGGACGCGGAAAATATCCGATTATTTTTGCAGTTGATAACAGCAGTGCCGGATTCACAATGGTTTCAGCTGTAGAAATCGAAGAAGAAGGGGACTGTGATTATATCGTTACTGTTCCGGATAATGCAAAGTATATGATGATATCAGCCAACGAGAACGGCGAAGGTATCTGGGTGCGAAGAATCAATGTTCTCACAGAGTAACAAGAAAGGAAAGACTAACGAGGATGAAAAAAGAAATGGTTTGCACGATCACAGGAGCAATCGGTGGGACGATTGCTTATTTTTTTGGAGGCTGGGATCAGGCTCTTGTAACTTTAATCATTTTCATGGCAATTGATTACATATCCGGTCTGATTGTTGCCGGTGTGTTCCACAACAGTAAGAAAACGTCAACAGGGACATTGGAAAGTCGGACAGGCTGGAAAGGTCTGTGCAGGAAATGCATGACGCTGCTGTTTGTTCTGGTGGCGTACCGGCTGGATCTGGCAATCGGTGTGGATTACATCCGTGATGCGGTGATCATCGGGTTTATTGCCAACGAACTGATCAGCATCGTAGAGAATGCCGGACTGATGGGCATACCGCTGCCGGCAGTGATCGCCAATGCGATCGACATACTGACACAGAAAGCAGAGAAAAAAGGGGACGCATGAGCGTCCTCTGAGAAAGGCGGTAGAGACTATGAACAAGATTAACCGAATGATTTCAAATTACAATTATAATCCCGGCAATATTTCCAGGATCAAATATATTGTGATCCATTATGTCGGAGCGTTGGGCGGAGCACAGGAAAATTGTGCATACTATGGTGGTGGTAACCGCGGGGCATCTGCACACTATTTTGTCGGTTTCGCCGGCGAAATCTGGCAGTGTGTGGAAGATCAGAATATTGCCTGGCATTGTGGGGCGAGCAGCTATAAGCATCCAGAATGCAGAAATGCCAACAGTATCGGAATCGAGATGTGCGTGCGAAAGAAGAACGCGGCGAGTCTTTGGGCAACAGATAAGGACTGGTATTTTGAAGGAGCAACAGTACAGTCTGCTATTGAGCTGACCAGATATCTGATGAAGAAATACAACATTCCTGCAGATCATGTGATACGTCATTATGATGTGACCGGAAAGATTTGCCCGAATCCGTATGTATACAATACAGGTACGTACAATTGGGATGCGTTCAAGAAAGCTATTTTCGGACAGAATGGCGACATTCTCCCAGCCACCAGCAAACCGTGGTATCGTGTCCGCAAGACCTGGAAGAACACCAGCAGCCAGATCGGGGCATTTAAAACGATGAAGAAAGCCAAGCAGTGTGCAGATCAGCACGCCGGTTATCATGTCTACAATGATACCGGAAGGAAAGTATACACATCAAGTAAGATCCCATACAAGGTACAGCCGAAAACTGCGAATGTTCCGATCAGAACGGGACCGGCTAAAACTTACAGTGCTGCCAGAACGTTTTTGAAGCCAGGTAAGTACGTGATCACAGAGGAAAAGAACGGATTCGGCAGACTGAAAAACGGTGCAGGATGGGTATATCTTAATAAGGTAGAGAGGGTGTAGTAGAATGGTGGCATTGCCACCGATTTGCCACCGACAGAGAAATGTAAGATACAGAAACAAAAAGATTTAAAGATTGAACTATTGCATAAACATAGATTTTTAAGTATTATTGAGGATGTGCAGGGCGGTGTAAGACTTAACTATTAGACCTATAGATATACGGTGCACGTAGAAAGTGCAGTAAAACTTGTGAGGGAA